ACAAATGCATCTGATGTTGATGCACTTGCAGCTGTATATAATTATGGTTCTAGTGCAAGAGACTCTGCACTATCAGTAAATGGTACTTCAACAGGTGTTGTGAGTGCAAGTAACAATACAATCACATCAAATGGACATGGATTTGTTGATGATGAAATTGTTACCTATTATAGTGGACTTGATAGTAGTGGAAATCCTTATGGTGCGATAGGTGGTTTGGAGAACTATAAAAAGTATTATGTTTATGGTAAAACCACAAATACTTTTAAATTATCTCACACAAATAGTCACATGGGTGATGCATCTGCAATATCACTTACTGGTGTTGCATCTGGAGGAACTACACATACATTTACATCTGGAGGTGTTTCAGTTATTGGACAGAGTATGCCCACTATTGAAATTGATAGTTATAATGTGAGTGTATAATCCCTAATCAATAAATAAACAAAAGGGGATTATAATGGCAGTGCAGTCACAGGATATTGCAAGTTTATTTAAAGAATTAGAAGACGCATCAAAACTTGCAAAATTAGAAGAAAAAAATAATAAAGAGACAACCAAGAAACAAGTTAAAGAACTTGATAGTTTTCTTACATCTGTACAAAAAGTTGTAAAAGTAATAGAGAAAAAAGATGATGATACCAGTCCCTTTCAGTCCGTTAAGAAGATTACCCCTAAAGTTGAAAAGAAAAGTAAACCCAACGGAAAAATCCAAGAACAATCCAAACCTGTTGAAACAAAATCTTTATCAGAAGATGATACGAAAAAGTTAGATGCATTCTCTGGTCTAATTAAATCTTTCGGTGTAGAAATAAAACCAGAAATAGTTCAAGAAGACTTACAACTTGAAGTTGAAGATATCAAACCAGTTGTAGTTGAACAACCAAAAATTGATGAGAATAAAAAACTAGAGGCACTTAAAAATTTATTTTCTGGATTGAACGCACTTAAACCTGAACCTAAGATAGAAGAAACACTACTTAACACTGAACCTAAATCAGAACCTCTTGTCATAGAAACTAAAACACCAGAACCAGTCAAACCTGTTGTCGTTTCACAAACACCAGTTGATATAAGAGAGGCTATGAAACTTGTCAAAGACAAGACACTACCCACAAAAGAAGAAACAATAAAGGCAACACAACAACTTATCACAGATGTCGTTGACAACCTTGATGATATGAAAGGTAAGACAGAAGTAAAAGAACAGATAGATGAGATAGAAGCACTAAGAAAAGAGTTTAATGTTTTACAACAACAAGTAAGACAACAACAAATAACACATGGTGGATTATCTGGTAGTGGTGGTGGACTAGACCCAAACAAAGTTGCAAATCATTTTATACCAGCTGCAAATAATACTTATGACTTAGGTTCAAGTTCAAGACAATGGAGAAACTTATTTCTCTCTGGTAGCACACTTGTCGTAGATGGAACATCTATTGACTCAGGTGAACTTACTGTATTAGACAGTATAACTGCTGGAACAATATCTGCAAGTAAAGCAGTTATAGTGGATAGTAATAAAGACATATCTGGTTTCAGAACAGTTATAGAACAACAACCTAATCAGATTTACGAAGCTTCTACTATCACGATTACTGTAACAGTTGGAACAAAAGATAATACTCACCCATACTTTGGTGTTGGTAGTAGTAATGGTTATAAATTAAATGGTAGATTTTCACCATACTTAAAACTTATACCAAGAAACACTTATAGGTTTGACCAATCAGACTCAAGTAACTCTGGACACCCAATAAGATTTTATTATGATGCAGCTAAAAATACACAATATACAGATGATGTAACAACAAGTGGAACACCAGGCTCATCTGGTGCTTATACACAAATTATTGCAGACGAAGATACACCAGATATTCTTTACTATCAATGTACTAATCATGCACACATGGGATTTGGTGTTTACTTTGCAACAAGAAATCTTACAGGATTTACAACTGATGATTTAACAGAGGGCTCAACAAATAAGTATGTGACAAATGAAGGTGTGCAAGATATTGTGGGTGCAATGGTTTCAAGTAATACTGAAACAGATATAGCTGTTACATATAATGATACAGACGGAAAATTAAATTTTGTTGTAAGTAATATAAGTGGTAATGCTGGAACTGCAACAACTCTTGCAACTGCAAGAACGATTGGTGGTGTGTCATTTGATGGAAGTGCAAACATTAACTTGCCAGGCGTAAACACTACTGGTGACCAAGACACATCTGGAAATGCAGCTACTGCTACTACACTTGCAACTGCGAGAACTATTCATGGAGTATCATTTGATGGTTCTGCAAACATAGATTTATCTGAAGTGATACAAGACACAGTCGGTGCAATGTTTAATAGTAATACTGAAACTGGTATCTCAGTTGAGTATCAAGATTCAGATGGCACAATAGATTTAGTTATTGGTACACTTAATCAAGACACGACTGGTAATGCAGCTACTTCTGACCTCGCAACTGCAGCTAACACAGTCAAGACAGTCACAGATGGAACAGATGCAAACTTTTTTCTAACCTTCGTATCAGATAATAATGGTAGTGCGACAGCAGAAGCACTCAAGACAGATGCTGGTATTCAGTATAATCCAAGTACAGATACTCTGTCTGTTACAAACATTACTGCGACTATTGACGGTGTATCGTCTGCGATTAATGTTACAGACGAGTCTTCTGATACAACTTGTTTCCCAGTATTTGTTACAAGTGCAACTGGTAACTTAGCTGCAAAGAGTGGAACTAACCTTTCATTCAACTCTGCAACAGGTAAGTTAACTGCGACTTCGTTTGAAGATGGTAATGGTAACGCATTGACAACTGCGACTGCAGCTGCAGACGAAGCAACTGCGTTAGGTATCGCATTAGGTTAGTTTATTATAAATAGTAATAAAAGGAATAGATATGGCAATACCCAATAGTAGAGATAGTTTTAAAGAATACTGTAAAAGAGCAATAGGTTTTGGTGTTATCGATATTAATGTATCAGACGCACAGGTAGAAGACAGAATAGACGAAGGTTTACAATATTTCGCACAGTATCACTATGATGGTGTGGAAAGAATGTATCTTAAGTATAAGATGACAGAAGATGATTTAACAAGAGGTCGTGCAAATGATACAACCACTGCAACCGATACAAAAGATGGTAATGTAACTGCAACTTTTCTTGAGGGTAGAAACTTCATACCCATGCCTTCATCAGTTGTATCAGTAATACAAATATTTCCATTTGATAATCAAGTAACAAACAATATGTTTGATATACGATATCAATTAAGATTAAATGACTTGTATGATTTTTCATCTACATCAATCATACATTACGAAATGACAATGCGTCATTTAGATTATCTATCTCATATTCTTGTAGGTGAAGTTCCAATTCGTTTTAATCAACATCAAAATAGATTATATCTTGATATGGATTTTCAAGAGGCTATAGATGCAGACCAGTTCTTAATTATTGAGTGTTATAGAAAGGTAGACCCTGAAACTTATAAAGATATATTTGATGATATTTACCTAAAAAGATATGTCACTGCATTAATTAAAAGACAGTGGGGTGCAAACCTTTCTAAGTTTAGTGGTGTGACAATGTTGGGTGGTGTTACTATGAATGGTGGTGAGATTTATTCACAAGCACAAGAAGAGATTACGAGATTAGAGGAACAAATACAACTCGCATTTGAGACACCTATTGATTACATGATGGGTTAGTGTCATGGCTGTCAATAGTATTTTTCACACAAATAATCTTGCATCAATAAAATCAGAGAGAAATCTTTACAGTGATTTAATCAAAGAGGCAATCCAGATACATGGACATGATGTTTATTACATGGATAGACAATCTGTTGCAGAGGACACTATCTTTGGTGAGGACGCACTACAAAAGTTTAATACACAACACCCAATAGAAATGTATGTTGAGGACGGTGAAGGTTATGCTGGTGATAAAGAAATAATGACACAGTTTGGTTTAGAAAACCGAAATGAGATTACCTTTGTTGTGCATAAGAAAAGATTTCAAGAAATGGATAGACAAGTTCAAATTGAAGAAGCAACTGATAGTTCTTCAAGTGGTTCAATCTTATTGGAAGCAGGAACACTTGACCAATCTAGTCTATCATCAACATTAAGTACAGTCACAAAAAGTTTTATCTTTGATGAGAATGCAGAGAAAATAGTTTTAGAGAATGACAACGAAGGAAGAATACTTTCAGAAGAAAGTGGTAACGAATTTTATCTTACACTTGATACTGCAGCCACAGATGCAGATAGACCACAAGAGGGTGACTTAGTTTTTCACCCAATCGTAAACAAAATTTTTCAAATAAACTTTGTAGACCATGATGAACCTTTTCATCAGTTGGACAACAATCCAGTTTACAAACTTAAATGTCAACAGTATGAATATAGTTCAGAAGTTCTTGATACAGGTATTGAAGTGATTGATGAGATTGAAGATAACAAAACTCTTGATACTCTTTCACATCAGTTGACACTAGAACAATCAAGTGCAGTCAATGAAAACATCAGACTTGAAAACTTTACTCTACATGGAGAAGGTGTATTACTTGAAGAGACAGATGGTGATAAAGTTCTCTTTGAAAATGACTCAACTTCAGTGGGTGAAAACATTGCACTTGAAAATGAGGCAGACACAGGTGACACTGCATACCTCTTACAAGAGACCTATATAGTAGGAGATAATGTCACAGACAAAACAGCTATGAATGAGTTGTTTGATGCACAAGACGATAATGTATTAGACTTTACGGAGAAAAATCCGTTTGGTGATGTAGGAGATTAATAATGTTAGGACAACAGTTTTACCATGAAACAATGCGAAAAGTCGTAGTTGCTTTCGGTACAATTTTCAATAATATAAACATAGTGCGAAAGAATAATAGTGGAACAGTTATTCAAAGAATGAAAGTTCCTCTCGCATATGGCCCCAAACAAAAGTTTCTTGTGAGGTTAAATAATGACCCCTCACTTAAAACAAAAACAGCAGTTACTCTACCAAGAATAGGTTTTGAAATAAACAATCTTTCTTACGACCCAGTTCGTAAACTTAATAGAGTACAAAAATTTAAGAAGGTGAAGTCATCATCTACTAAATCAAATAGACTTGATGCACAGTTCATGCCCGTTCCATACAATTTAGATTTTACATTGTTTATTATGGCAAAGAACTCTGATGATGCATTACAGATTGTAGAACAGATACTTCCATACTTTCAACCAGATTACACAGTCACAATCAATGATATGTCAGACATGGGTATCAAGAGAGATGTTCCAATCGTTTTAGGTTCTGTATCCTATGAGGATAACTATCAGGGTAACTTTGAAGAGAGAAGAGCAATCATTTATACTCTTACTTTCACTGCGAAGTTTTATCTATACGGCCCTGTTACTTCTGATAAGATTATTAAAACAGTGCAAGTTGACCAATATACAGATTCACAAATCAACGCACCAAGTAGAGAACAAAGATATACAGTTACACCAAACCCAGCAAGTGCAGATGCAGATGATGATTTTGGATTTAATGAAACTACATCTTTCTTCCAAGACGCAAAAAACTTTGACCCAGAGAGTGGAGAAGATAAGTAATGCCTTTCTCTAAGGAAATGATATTAGGTGCAAGTGGTCAAAGTGGTGAATCTGATTTTTATGAATATCAGATAGAGCAAAGTGTAAGACTAGATAGAAGCATTACAAGTAATGGTGGTACAAATGGAAGTGGATTTTACAGAGACTCTGGAGATATACCTACTCCTACAAATAGTAAAAAGTTTACATTTAGTACATGGATTAAAAAACTTACATCTGGTTTAGATTTTGACCAAGTATTACTTTTTGCTATTGTAAGTAGTCAAGGTAAAAGAATAAACATAGACTCTTCCACTGATTCTAAAAATGATGTTATTTCTTCATCTGAATTTGGGTCAAGTTCATACCAATATGATGCATTATTAAGAGATACTACTGGTTGGTATCATCTGGTGTTTATATGGGATACAACTCAAGGAACAGCTGCAAATAGACAAAAATTTTACATAAATGGAACACAACAAGATGTAGGAGATACTAGACACAACTGGAGTCAAAATGATACTGTTTGGTGGAATACAGGTATATCACACAATGCTGGATATGGAATAGGATATAATGCTTTTTCACACACAGAGGGAAATAGTTATGGAATGAATGTTTATTTAGCAGAAACGATTGGTATAGATGGACAAGATGTTTCTATTTCTGATTTAGGCGAAACTAAAAATGGCGTATGGGTGCCGAAAGACCCAAGTGGATTGACATTCGGCAACAATGGTTATTATCTTAAATATGAAAATGCAAGTGATTTAGGTAATGACAGCTCGGGTAATAATAATGATTTTAATACAACTAATTTAGGCACCGACCACCAAGTGCTTGATAGTCCAACATTTGGTTCATAGGAGATAACATGGCAAGTAGTGGAAATTTTTCAGTTTTAAATCCTTTAGATAATCCTACATCTGATTCAAGTAGTAATACACCTAGTAATGGTAATTTAAAATTTACATCATCAGGAAATTGTACTGTTGTATCTACTATAGGTCTTACATTTAAATCATATGCTGAAGTAAGAATAGAAAGTGTAAGCAATTATGGTGGAGGTTTGGGTGTATGTGGTGGAACTGAATCAAATGTATTTTATAAAGATTCTATAATTTTTCAAACTAATTATCTTAGTGGTAGAATATATCATTATAAAGATGGAACTAATCAAGCAGGTAGTGTTGATATAGGAGGAACAGTATCAGCAGGAGATATTATAATGATGTGTTGGGAGCCTGATACATTTAAATGGTGGGTAGGAGTAAATGGAACTTGGAGAAACTCTGGAGACCCAGCTAATGGAACTGGTTTTGTATATCAATTTAGTTCTGGTACAGGTGATTTATGGGGTAATGGTCAAAGCAATAATAATACTCGTTGGGGAGGTTGGACATCAAGTGCTAATGGATTAACTTGTACTTGGAATTTTGGCCAAGATTCCACATTTGGTGGAGCTGTTACGGCTGGTTCAGGGGTAGATGATAATGGATTTGGTAATTTTAAGTATTCGCCACCAACAGGATTTCTTGCAGCGTGTTCTGGAAATATGGTTATATCAGATGACATAGACCCAGCAAAAACTGATAACGATATTCCAACTAAGCAGATGGGTGTAGTGCTTTATACTGGTAATGGTGGTACAAATGCAATAACTGGATTAGGATTCCAGCCAGATTTTGTTTGGGCAAAGTCTAGAAGTGCAACACAATCAAATAGATTATACAATAGTAGTGTAACTAATGGTATGTTATTTTCAGATAATTCAAATTCAGAACAAACTGGTAGTGATTTATTGACTTCATATGGTACTGATGGGTTCACATACGGTACAAGTGGTTCTAATGCTAATGATAACACCGTAACTTATGTTGCATGGTGTTGGAGAGCTAATGGGGGCACTACATCTACAAATACATCAGGAACAATAACTTCTACAGTGCAAGCAAATCAGGCTGCTGGTTTCAGTATTATTACATATACAGGAACAGGAAGTAATGGAAGTATAGGTCATGGGCTATCTGCAAAACCAAACTTTCACATAATAAAATCAAGAAGTGGTACTGATGGGTGGGCTGTATATCATGGTTCAATAGGGGCAGAAAAGTATTTGAGATTAGACACGAATGCCACCCCAAGTGACACGAGTAATGTTTACAATGATACTGAACCCAGTTCTTCTGTTATAAGTTTAGGTACTAATGATTTAACAAATAAAAGTACAAGTAATTATGTTTCTTATGTGTGGCATAATGTAGAAGGCTATAGTAAGTTTGGTAGTTATAAAGGCAACGCAAATAATGACGGGCCGTACATATATTGTGGCTTCAGACCAGAAGTAATATTTATTAAAGAAACTGGTACATCAGATGATTGGGTTGTTTATGATTCAACGAGAGACCCTATTAATAGAGGTAGTAATAGAGTTTCAAGGTGGGAAGTAGATGCGGCTGAATTTGATGGTACAGGAAGAGCAATCGATTTTTTAGCTAGTGGTTTCAAAATTAGAACATCAAATAACACTATAAACCAAACTACTAATTTCGTTTTTGGAGCTTGGGCAGATGTGCCGTTCAAGTATAATAACACACAATAACACACACCCATAGTATAAATAGAGGTAGGAGAAAAATATGAGTAATGCAAGAAATCTCGCAAATCTTCTAACAGGAGGTGATACAACAATCGCAACTGGTGATGTTGCAAACGGAGCAATCTCAACTGCAAAACTAGCAGATGACGCAGTGACAGCTGCAAAGATTGATGATGATGGTGCTGGTTTCCAAATGGGTGACTTAACATTAAACACACTTAATGCAAATACAGCAATACTACCAGACACCTCTGGTGGTGCAGATATAGGTTCAACAACCAAAGAGTTTGGAGATGTATTTATTGCAGATGACAAAGCAATTAAGTTTGGTAATGACCAAGATGCAACAATAGAGTATGATGAAGATGGAGATGACCAACTAAAGATTGGTGGTAAACCTGTTGCGTTTACAAATGCAGTCGTTGGTAAAACAGATACAGACACAAGTAATACTGGTGGTGTTACGCTAGACTTTGATGCTAATCAAAACTTTGTACTTACTTTCACAGGTAATGTAACCCTTTCAAATCCATCTACAGAAAAAGTAGGACAATCAGGATTTATAGTTTGCATTCAAGATGGAACAGGTTCGAGAACTTTAACTCTAGGAACTGATTATGAATCTGTTGGTGGTTCTGGAATCACATTAAGTACAGCTGCAAGTGCGACAGATGTAATTCCTTACATAGTTGTAGCTTCAAACAGGGTACTTCTTGGAACACCTCAACTTGCGTTTAGTTAAGGAGATATAATATGTCAGGCCCTTTAGGTGCATCACAATTCATGTACAACACTGGTGCTGCTAATTTTTATGAATATCAGATTGAGCAATCATTAAGAATGGAAGCTGGTTCTGCAATGTACTTGAGTAGAACACTTGGTACAGCATCAGATAGAGATAAAGTTACAATAAGTCTTTGGGTAAAAAGACATAGTGAATTAGGTAGTAGCTCTAAAACAACAATCTTCACTGGTGGTACATCTGGTTCTCAATATTCTTATACATCTTTTAATAATAATGATAAAATTAATTTAGATATGCAGACCTCTATGACAAGCATAGGTGCAACAAATGAACAATTCAGAGATTGTTCAGCTTGGTATCATCTAGTTTATAGATTTGATACATCACAAGGAACTCAAGCTAACAGATTAAGATTGTATGTAAACGGCACACAATTAACAGGACTAAGTTTAAGTAACATAAGTCAAAATGAAGATGTCAATCATTGGACTGCAGCTGAAGCATTTTACATAGGACAGAAAAATGGTATAGGTCACGCATCTGATGGAACAAATTTATATTATGCAGAGGTTAATTATGCTGATGGACAATCATATGCTCCAACTCAATTTGGCGAAACAAAAAATGGTGTTTGGGTGCCTAAAGACCCTAGTGGTACTACATATGGCAACAATGGCTTTCATCTTAAATTTGAAAATGCGAGTGATTTAGGTAATGATAGCTCAGGAAACAATAATGATTTTTCAGCAACAGGTTTGGGCACCGACCATCAAGTTCTTGATAGCCCAACCTTCGGAGATTAAATATGGCAAGTAGTGGAAATTTTTGTGTTTTTAGTGTACCTACTAGACCTAGAAGTCCTTATAGTACATCAGACCAAATAACAGGTGGTGGGTTAAGTATTAAAGGGCCAAGTTCAGGTAGTTTTGAACCTTGTGTTGCAACCATTTCTCCTAGTAGTGGAAAATGGTACTGGGAATATAGAGCAGGACAAGGTGGTGGTAGTACATATGGTAGACCAAGTATAGCAGTACACCAAATAAATGATGTAAAAAATGAAGATTATTATGGAGGTGAAAGTGGAGCAACAGGTGTTATGTTTGCTGCAAATGATGGACAAAAAAGAATTAATAATAGTGATAGTTCTTATGGTAATGCAGTAAGTCAACACGATATAGTTCAAATGGCACTAGATTGTGATAATGGTGCAATGTATTTTGGTATAAACAATACTTGGCAAAACTCTGGTAATCCAGAAAGTGGTGCAAGTAAAACTGGAGCTGCATTATCTACTGGTATTCAAAATGTTCCTATAGATATTATTCATACAAGATATAATGGTGGAGGAATAGACCAATATAATTTTGGGCAAGATGATACATTTGCTGGCGCTATAAGTTCAGCAGGTAATACTGATGGTAATGGCTTTGGTAATTTTAAATATGCGCCTCCATCTGGCTATCTTGCGTTGTGTTCAGCTAATTTACCAACATCATCAGATATAGACGCAAGTGAAACAGATGACGATATACCAACAAAGCAATTTGGTGTGGTTCTTTATACAGGTAATGGTGGTGCTTCTCAAAGTATAACAGGATTAGGATTTCAGCCAGACCTTGTATGGCTTAAACAAAGAAGTGCTAGTGAGGCATATTCAAATAATTTAATAGATAGCACAAGAGGTAGGGCAAAAGTTCTTTATTCTTCACGAAATCAAGCAGAAGCAACATCAGCTTCAGATAAAGATTTTGGAAGTTTTGATAGTGATGGATTTACTGTTCAAGACGATAATGAATCTAATATGAATCAGAGCACCATAACAAATGTTGCTTGGTGTTGGAGAGCTAATGGTGGCACTACATCAACAAATACACAAGGAGATATAACCACAACAGTTCAAGCAAATACAAAAGCAGGTTTCAGCATTTTCACATACACAGGAAATGGTGGAGGAGCAAACACAACTATGGGTCATGGTTTATCTCAAGCTCCTGATATTTGGTTTTTAAAACAAAGAAGTAACAATGGAGAATCCTCACAAAAAGATTGGAGAGTAATGTTAAATGTTGGAACAACAGGAGCTTTTAGCAATTTAAATGGTAGCAATCACACTCTTGTATTAAATAGTAGTGCTGCAGCAGCAGGATTATATAGAAATGATGATAATTTTGAACCTACTTCTACAACTGTTCATGCACCTGATAATGGAAATGCAAATTCGTTTTTTGTGGTAAGTGGAAATACTTATGTAAGTTATTGTTGGCATTCAGTTGATGGCTTTAGTAAGTTTGGTATTTACGAAGGCAATGGAAATGCTGATGGGCCCTTTGTCTATACAGGCTTTAGGCCTGCGTTAATATTTATAAAATCTATTGATAGTTCTGATGATTGGGTTGTAATAGATTCAGCAAGAGCCACATTCAATGTCACTAATGCAGCGTTAGCTTGGAATTTAAGTAATGCAGAGCAAACAAGTAATAGAGAATTAGATATTTTAGCTAATGGATTTAAACCAAGAACAAGCAATTCAAATATAAATGGGACTAATACATATATTTTTGGAGCTTGGGCAGATGTGTCGTTCAAGTATAACAATCCACACCCATAATGAGTAAAACAAAAGACATAATAGATAAGGCACTAGGTGCAGTAGAACTTGCAAATGCAGAAACTACTAAACGCAAAGTTATACCTAGACCTCAAGAGAATGATGATATAGAAAATGACTATAAGTATCAGAGAGAAAACTTCTACAATCTTGTAGAAAGAGGCACAGATGCGATAGATGGTATTCTAGAAATCGCAAGAGAAAGTGAACACCCTAGAACATACGAAGTAGCTGGTAATCTAATCAAACAAGTTGCAGAAGTTACAGAGAAACTTGGTGAACTGCAAGAGAAGATGAAAAGATTAAAAGAAGTTCCTAACAATGCACCGAAGAATGTAACGAATGCATTATATGTTGGTTCGACTGCTGAGTTACAGAAGTTGTTAAAGGGTAAAAAGAATGGACAATAATTATCTAGGTAATCCAAACCTCAAAAAAGCAAATGTCAAAGTTGAGTGGACAGAAGAACAACTTCTTGAATATAAGAAGTGTATGGATAATCCACAATACTTTATCGAAGAATATGTAAAGATTATATCTCTTGATGAGGGTTTGATACAATTCAAGATGTACCCATTTCAAAAAGAGATGATTGGTACATTCCACAAAAATCGTTTTACAATTTGTAAACTTCCAAGACAATCTGGTAAGTCAACGATTATGATATCTTACCTCCTACATTACGCATTATTTAATCCAAGTGTAAACATAGCTATACTTGCAAACAAGGCTGCAACTGCAAGAGATTTGTTAGGACGATTACAACTTGCATACGAAAACTTACCTAAATGGTTACAACAAGGTGTAATGTCTTGGAACAAAGGTAGTTTAGAATTAGAGAATGGTTCTAAGATACTTGCATCATCAACATCTGCAAGTGCAGTCAGAGGTGGTTCATATAACATTATATTCTTAGACGAGTTTGCATATGTTCCTTCAAATGTTGCAGAACAGTTTTTTAGTTCTGTGTATCCTACAATCTCATCTGGTAAATCCACAAAGGTGATTATCGTTTCAACACCACATGGTATGAATATGTTTTACAAACTCTGGACAGATGCAGAAGAGAGAAGAAACAGTTACATACCTATCGAAGTTCACTGGAGTGAAGTACCAGGCCGTGATGACAAATGGAAAACAGAAACGATTGCAAACACAAGTGAACAACAGTTCCAAACAGAATTTGAATGTGAGTTCTTAGGTTCTGTTAATACACTTATTAACTCATCTAAACTAAGAGTATTAACATATCGACAACACTTACAAAAGAATGCTGGTCTAACTGTGTATGAGAAACCACAGAAAGACCACACCTACATGTTGACTGCTGATGTTGCACGAGGAACAAAGAATGATAACTCTGCATTTGTAATGTTTGATATTACAGAAGTTCCCTATCGTGTAGTCGCAAGTTTTAAAGACAATGAGATAAAACCTTTACTCTTTCCACAGAAGATATATCA